ATCGGATAGCGTTCTTGGAACCGCTTAGGCACCGTCCTTGGGCTGCAACCAATTCTCCCCGCTTGTTCACAAACGGGATGACGATACGCTCGTCATTGGGAATGGTGGTGTATGTAGGGTCAATGGAGCGCACCCAATCGCCAAACGCATTTGAAAAATAGAAACGGTCAAGGTGCGGAATCTGCCGTGCCGTCAAATATTGTCGCGCAATGTGGTCTTCAGGCAGTGAAGTAATTTTCGGCAGGTGCAGTTCAGCCTTAGGCAGCGCGACTGCCGTTTCGTCAGGCTTCACATAGTTGCTCTTGCCGTTCTCGCCGTTGCGCCACCGCTCCAATGCGTACTCCTGCGCGAGAGCAGGAGCCACCGATTGCAAGAAACGGTACACCGAATGCCCGATGCCGCAGTTGTGGCATTTGAAAAAATAGTCGTTCTTCTTGGGAAAGAAAAATCCACGGGCTTTGCTCTTGTTCTTCTGCGAGTCACCGCAAAGAGGACATCTGCAATTTGCAAGGTTCGCGCTCTTCCACTTGAAGCGTTCAAGTTGAGGCGACACCATGTTGATGTATTTCTTGTCAATATAGGTGGACATTTTATGGCTTGGATTGCTCTCGCTTGAAATCGGAATCGTACATCATCCTTGCAAGGGAGATCATATCATGCCGTGGCTCCCATTGCAACACCTTCTTGGCTTTTTCAGGATTACCAAGCAGATATGGAACCTCGTTGGGACGGAACAAGCGCGGGTCAATTTCAACATATCGGCGGTAGTCGCCAAGTCCTGCGTGGTCAAATACCACTTCCAAAAATTCACGCACGGAGTGGGTGCGGTTGGTAGCCACCACATAATCGTCACCCTTCGGCTGTTGCAGCATTCGCCACATGGCATCCACATAGTCTCCCGCGAAACCCCAATCACGCTTTGCATCAATGTTACCAAGAAGCAGTTTCTGCTGCTTGCCCTGTGCGATCCGCGCAGCAGCCATCGTGATCTTGCGGGTCACGAATGTCTCGCCACGCCGTGGGCTTTCGTGGTTAAACAGAATGCCTGAACTTGCGTGGAGTCCGTAGGCTTGGCGGTACACGCGGGTCATGTGGTGCGCGTGGAGTTTGGCTACCGCATACGGAGACACAGGGGTCATGCGGCTGTTTTCGGTGTAGCCGCCGTCCGCGTAATCCGTGGAGTCGCCGTACATTTCAGAAGACGAAGCCTGATAGAAGCGGGTCTGTGGAGACACCGAACGAATGGCTTCAAGCATTTTTAGCGTTCCACCTGCAATGCCGTCACTAGTGTACTCGGGAACTTCAAACGAAACCGCAACATGGGACTGCGCGGCTAGGTTGTACACTTCGTCCACCTTGTACTTCACAAGCAGGTTGGTGAACGCGCCACCGTCTGTGAGATCGTAGTAGCACATCTTGAACTGTGAGTTGGACACTTCGTTGGTGTAGATGTGGTCAACCCGCTCTGTATTGATCAGTGAGGTGCGCCGCTTGAGTCCCACCACAAAGTAGCCCTTGGAGATCAGTAGATCCGCAAGGTACGAGCCGTCTTGTCCGTTTACGCCTGTAATGATTGCCGTCTTCATTCAATGCTCCAATCGCTAGTGTCACGCTTTGAGCCGAACTTCGCCGTGAAGTCTTTGGCTCCGTATCCTGAACCAAACCCATCGTCCTTGCCCTTTTGGATGTTTGCGTCCATCAGGTCTTCGGACACGCTGCTGTCAATATCGTAGAACTTCATCTTGGCGTAGTTCAGCCCCACGATGAACTTCTTGTTTGCAGCCTTGCCATTGTAACGGTTCTTCAACTGCTTTACCATGATCTGCCCTGCCTTTTCCAATTCTTCAGTTGTAATAAGGGCAATCATTAGATCAGCGGTGTGTGGAAGACCGAAAGATTCTGAAGTGTCTGTCAAGTCAACATCGGTGGACGAGAACCCTGCTCGGTTGACCTGAGTGGCAGACACAATAGGCACATCCCGTTCCATTGCCAAGCCCCGCAATTCCTCTGCTATAGCCTTGATGTAGCCATAGGAGTTGATGGTATTGCCGTGCTTGAAACGAGCCGAAGAGCAGATATTGATGTAATCAATAAAAATAATGTCGGGAGTAAACTGCTTCTTCAGTCGTAACTCGTCCAAAAGGATACGGAAGTGATTGGCATTGGCAAATGAAGTAGGGTATTCCTTCACGATGAGTTTTCCCGAAACTCCCCGTGTGCAAGACTTCAGTCGCTTTTCATAAAGTTCCAAAGGCAGATCCGCAAGTTCATCCATAGTAATATCCATGATGTTTGCGTCAATGCGTTCGGCAATGCGTTCCTCTGCCATCTCAAGAGTAATGTACAGAACATTCTTGTTCTGCATGAGACACGCAGCGGCATGATGGCACATGAACAGGCTTTTGCCTACACCTGTTCCTGCCATGATGATGTTCAGGGTCTTGGGAGAGATGCCGCCCTTGGTGATGGCATTGAACATCTCCAAGTCAAACGGAACCTTCCGCTCAACCCTGTGGTAAAATTCGTGACGAGCCTCGTAGTCCTCAAGGAAATCGTGTCCCACATTGGTGTCAAACGACACAGCCAATGCCTTGGACAGAATCTCAGGGAGGGCATGAGGAGTTCGTGCCTTGTCTTTGCCGTCAATGATCTGAATGGATTCAAGAATGGCATTGTAGATGGCTTTGTCCTTGCAGAATTTTTCCGTGGTGTCCAACATCCACTTGGTGTCCTGCTTGACTGTCTTGCCCATCTCACCAACAAGAGTTTTGCACTTGCTGAATTCGTCTTCAGTCAGGCTCTTGTTGTTTTCCAAGGCAATGAGCAGGGCTTCCTTGGTGGGAACGCCCTTGTACTCATTCACGAAATCCTGTAGTGAACGGAACACTGCACGATCAACCCGATCAAGGAAATACTCCTCCTGCAAGAACGGAATGGTCTTCTTGCAGAAATCGGAATCGTTCAGCAGTCCTGACAGGATTGTCTTTTCCGTTTGGCTCACTTGGTATCAGTCTCCTCATCCAGTTCAGCGATTTTATCCATTGCTGCCTGTGCTTCGTCCTTACCGTAGCAGAACTCCTTCTTTGCTGCTGCATCAATGGCTGCAAGAATCTCGTCTGTGTAGTACTTCTCGGGGTTCTTGTTGATCTGCGATTCAAACGCAGTCTTGCCGTTGGGCAACTGAATCTTCGTGGACACCTTCGTAAAGATACCGTACTTGACCGCAATGTCAAGCAATCCGTAGTACTTGTTTAGTCCTGTCTCAAAATTCAACTGCACATCCACCATCTTGTCCTGCTTCGTCAGGCGGCTCTTGTGTGCCTTGCAGTGGATGATGTTGCCCACCACCTCGTTGTCCACCTTGTCCTTCTTCTTGGACAGGTAGATGATGGTGGACGCGGCGTACTTCAGACCGCTTCCGCCGCCCATCTCCTTCATGGGCACATACGCACCCACCACATCGTAGGTGTGGTTCGTCATCAGAAGAGGAATCCGTGCGTGACCCAACTTGATGGTCAGAACGCGGAACGCCGCCTTCGTGACCTGTGCGCGAGTCATGTCGCGGGTGTTCTTGCCCTCTGCGGTGTCGTTCATCTCCTTCTCGGTGGACAACATTCCAAGGGAGTCAAGCACGATCATCATGCGGGGGCGAGTGTCCTTGTCTGCTTCAAGGTACTTGTCCACCGACAGCACACACTGGTGGCGGAACTCTTCAACTGTAGCCACAGGCAGCACAGCCACGCGGTCGGTGTCAATGCCACGATCCCGCAGTAGATCGGAAGTAATGGATTGCTCCGTGTCAAAATACATGACCATTGCGTTGGGATCAGAGTTCAGGAATTCCCGAACCACATTCAGCGCAAAGTAGGTCTTGCCCGTGGCTTGCTCACCCGCAAGGGCAATGATCTTGTTGTCAGGCATTCCTCCGTGGATGGAACCGCTCAACAGGGCGTTGAACGCATACGATCCTGTGGAGATGAATCCCTTTACATCGCTGCCTTCCAAGCCGTCAGAGGCTACGGTGGCGTACTTATTGTTTGCTGCCTTTAGAATGTCCTTCAGTTTCATGCTTTCTCCAATGCTTTGATCTGTGTATCAATAAGAGTCATCTCGTTCTCGTTAGCCCGTATTGTATTCAACGGGGTAAGTTTGTCAAGCACCATCTGCTTGGTTTCACGCCGCAGCAGGTCTTTTCGCTGTGCGAGAAGACCTTTCAAGTATTCTTGGTTTATTTCACTCATTAGGTTGTGAGTTTGAGTCCTGCGTGTGGAGCGTTGGCGGTGGGAACCACAAGCCCGTTGAACGCGCCGTTGAACTCGTTTGCAAGATCCGTAGCAGGATCAGCAGTGAACATGACATAGGACGCAGGCACAGTCACCTTGGTGTCCCTGACCGATGCCATCCACGGCACGACCGCAATGCTTGCACCGCCGCCCTTGGTGGGCATGGGCACAACCATGCACGGATTCTTGAAGGTGTACGACACAATCTTGTCGCCTTCAAAATTCTCGGTGACGCTTGCAATGAGTTCTTCGCCAGTCTGAACCTTCACGATTTTAGTAGCCATGATGAATCCTTTTGTTAGGGGGTTAGATACTGTATGTAGGGAGGCAATCACGCAAACAGGGACTCAAGACTATTTCTTTCCTCGGGACTCCACCCCACCGCATCGGTGATGGCGCGTAGAGGCTCAAGGAAAGTCTTCTTGAATTGAGTGTCGTAGTCAATGTATTTCTGAAGATCAAACTCCTTCGGCATGGTGGTGGGGAAACCAATCACGCCTTCGTGGATGGGATTGGGAGTCTTCAGGTAGATGAACTTCATCTTCTCGCCCTCACCAATCAAGCGGTACTTCTTGTCTAGTTTGAGTCGCTTCACAATTGAGTTGTGGAGCAGAGCCGCCTTCACCGCGATGGGTGTACCCTTGGAGTAAATGGTGAGCGCATTGGCGTACTCGTCCATGCTGCTCACAGAGCGCGGGGACGAAACCTCTTCCACAGGCAGGGACTTGAACTCGCGCTCCGTCTGTATCACAAACTTCTGAAGTGTGGCTTCGTCACCCATGAGAACGGTTTCAATTGCAGTCTTGAGTGCCTTGCGAACATACGCAGGAGTGGATGAACGCGCAGTTTCCATGCCCATGATCTTGAACTTGGGGGTCTTGTAGCGGACACCTTCGGCATCCCACACAGACAGCATATACCGCTTCTTGGCAGTCCACACGCCCTTCTCTGCGATGACTTCGCGTCCCATTGACATCTTGTCTGCATACGCATTCAGCACGGACGCAAGTTCCGCAAACTGCTTGTCAATGTACGGCTGAAGCACTCGCTCACAGAAATCATTCAGGAAGTCCACACGCTCACCCGTGGTTGTCTTCTTGCTCATGGCTACCACGCCGCCAAGACGCAGATACACGGAGTCCGTGTCGGACGCAATCACATAGTCCTCGCCCTCCGTCTTCAGCACTTTGTTCAGGAATCGGTTGAGCGCGTCACCAATCCACTGAATACTCAACTGCCCTGACAGCGTGATGGCTTCCGCGAGGGCTACATCAAAGAATCGGAAGTACTGATTGCCGATTGCACCGTAAGCGGAGTTCAACTGAATCTTACGCACCAACTGAAAGTTGTGGTACTTGGAAATCTCGTACTCAATGCGCTGCCGCTCTTCCGCAGGGGCGTTCTTGTCCAATTCAACCAACCGCTTCTGTGCAGCAATCATCAGGTTCTTGTAGTGCTTGCGTTCTGCGTACATTTTCTCCATGAGTTCAGGCAGAAACCCCTGCCGATCACGCCGAAACGCAACACCGTTGGCGGCTATAGCCATGTTGCACCGCTTTGCATCATTGAGATATTCCGCAGGGTCAATGAATGACTTTACTGCCTCGCCACGGTTTCGGCTCAGAATGGAGTCAGGAGTGATGCATCCGCGCTTCCACACGGGATTCTCGTCCTTTGTCTCGGGAGAAATATTGTACTGCATGATGAGGTGGGGATACAGCGAGTTCAAGTCAAAACTCACCACCCAATCGTGCTTGCCCACAAGCGGATCCTTCACATACGCACCCGCGTACTGTTCGTCCTTTTTGTGGTCTGTCTTCTGCGGGATCACCATGCCCTTGCCCATCAAGTGGTGGTGAATGATGGCATCCCATGTGCGGACTTGCGAGAACACATCCTCAAAGTTCACCCGTGCTGAATACGCAAGGGCTACTGCCAGTTCCATGAGTTTCAGTTTGGCTTCAAGGCGGTCAACAAGCCGCACATCTTGGAAGTTGTACTCCATGAACTTCTGAAAGTCCTGTGTGTAGAACTCCTGAAGGGTTTCGTATTCAGAATACGACACCTTCTCTTCGCCCAACTCCACCTTGGAAATGTGGTTCAGGGAGTACGACTCCTGCTTCACATAGGTGAATGTCTGGTACAACTCAAAGTAATCCAATTGGGCAATGCCGCTGATCACATACGCGGTTTGATCCCGCCCCATGCGATTCACCGTCATCTCTCGCAGCCGCCCCCACGGAGAGAGGGAGTTTGACCAACCTTCCTCAAGATGGTTCATCCGCGCCACTAGGTACGGAATATCAAAGAAGCGAATGTTCCATCCCGTCACGATGTCGGGATCAAGGAACTTCCACAGTTCAATGAATCCTGCAAGCAGTTCTCGCTCGTCATCGTAGGGAATGCACGAAACTCCCTCTCCCGCAATATGAAAGTCTCCCAACCCTAGCACATAGGTCTTGTCGCCCATTGAGATCGTGATCGCTATGACCCGCTCCGTTGGAGAGGTTGGCGTGGGAAAACCGCCGTCACACGATGTCTCAATGTCCAAGTTGGCTACGCGGAGGGACTTGAAGTCGTAATCGACTTCATGGGGAAACTCCTTGTAAAGATACTGGTACACAAAGTTGGTGTTTCCGTAGATGTCGTAGTTGGAAACATCCTTGAAACGCTCAATGAACTCGCGGGCTTCCCCGATGCCGTCAAACTGAATGGGCTGCACGGGCTTGTCGTTGATGGTGGTGAA